TGATGGGCATCTGCCCGTATAATCTTAGTTTGATGGGCAGCCGCCCACCAATACCTATCCCTGGAGCAGACCCGGGGGTGAACGGAACAAGTGTGGACACGCCATGCTGAAGGCACTGCCGCCTATCGACATCGACAAAATGCAGGAGCCGCGGTTCTCCCACGGTGAGACCCTTCGGATCGACGGCCTGACGGCCGATACCCTGCTTACCTGGCACAAGCGCGGTGTCCTGGTCAGCATCTCGGAGCACCAGCCGCCCGGGCGGGGGAACCGCCGCCGGTACAGCGTTCTGGACCTGATCTACCTCGCGGTGCTGAAGGAGTTCGCCGGCAAGATTCCACTGGCCGCCGCGGGATACATCGCCGTGCAGGCCATCCGGCCGGTCCTGGCGACCTACGACATGATCCGGTTTGCGGAAAGCGCTGAGGACATGAATCAGATCCCGAGCATGGCGATCATCGCCTACGACGATGAAGCGGGCCAGACCCAGTTCAACATCTTCGTGGACCAGGCGGCATCAGGCGAAATGGCCAGCCCGCCGGGCGGCATGCAAGGCTGGATGCGCTCCATGAACATCCGCGCTGCCGTCATCGTCGATGTTGCCACCCTGACTCTCGAACTGTTCGCGAAGATCGGCGACGTCATGCGGGAGCAGGAACGGCGCGAGCAGCAACAGAAGCCGGCCCGCAAGTAAGCCGGCGGGCGGCCAACACTTCACCACGCAACAACGATCCAGAGGAGGAGTACGCCCATGCAGGCCAGTGGAGTTCAATTGCAGAGCATTCTCGCACAGCAACAGCACGAGGTCATGGTCTACGACTCCCGCAGCTTCAGCCGCGGCACGGTGCGTCCCTCCGTCGCGCTCAAGCTGGTCGCGGCGGCCTCGTACGTGGGGATCGGAAGCGGGAAGCGCATCCATGCCATCCGTCCCTTGAACGGAAACATGACCATCGAGCAATTGCACCAGGCGAGCCACATGACCAGGCGCCCGCGCAATGAGCGTGGCGTGCTGTTCGCCCCGGATTGGGTCCGGGAACACAAGAAGTAGATCCCATGTTCAAACGCTTCTTTCAGCGCCTCTCCGGTGAGCGGCAGCACCTGGTCCGCTCGGCCGCCGATCTCGCGCGCGAACGGCGCGACATCGGCCTGTGGAACAACCCGGTTCCGGACTACAGCCGCGTTGCGCCGAGCCCGATGCTTCGGAACCATGCCCGCTATCTGGTGGCCAACAACGCCGTGGCGGCGCGGGCGGCGCAGGCGTTCGTCGACAACGTGATCGGGCCGGGCATCACACTACTCCCGAAGATCCGCGACGGCGCCCTCAAGTCCATCCTGCTGGGCCGATGGAACAGGTGGAGCGACACGGCCGATGCCGACGCGCTGCTCAACTGGTATGGGCAACAAGCCCTCGCCGCCCGAACGATGTTCATCGACGGCGAAGTCTTCGTCCGGATGCTCACCAGTGGCGACGGAGCGCTGCGCCTCCAACTGCTGCCAGCCGAGTTCATCGACACCACGATCACGCGGGACAATGTGATCGCCGGAATCGAGTTTGAAGGTTCACGCCGCTCTGCCTTCTACATGTACGAGTGGCATCCGGCGCAGCCGGGGCGGCTGCCGCGGAGCATCCGTATCCCGGCGTCGGAGATGTTGCACATCTTCCGGTCGAAGACCCCCGGCCAGCTTCGCGGCGTGACGGAGTTGCTGGCGATCCTCGGACGGTTGAACGACATGGACCAGTTCGACCGCGCCACGATAGTGAAGCAGAAAACCGGCGCATTGCTGACCGCGTTCATCACGACGCCCAACGAGAATCCGTTGGGTGCGGCGAGAGCGGAGGACGGGGCGTGGACCGCCAGCCTGGAGCCTGGCACCGTACAGCGGCTTTCACCCGGCGAGTCCATGGAGTTTTCCGACCCGCCCGAGACGGCGGGGTACTCGGACTTCGCCAAGACGCAGCTTCGGCTGATCGCCAGCGGCCTTGGATTGCCCTACAACGTGGTCAGCGGGGATCTCTCCGACACGAGCTACAGCTCGGCGCGCGTGGGGCTGATCGAGTTCCGCAAGTACATCGACGCCCTGCAATGGCAGTTCATCCATATGTTCTGCCGCCCGGTGTTTCAGCGCTGGGTTGAACTCGAAGTGCTTCGCGGCACGTTGCCTCCCTTGGACGGCGGCGTTCAGGAATACATGGAGAATGTCTCCTGGGCGCCGCCCGCCATGCAGATGACAGACCCGCAGAGGGAAATTGACGCGCTGGTGCGCGGAATCCGGGCGGGCTTGATGTCGAGAGAAATGGCGGTGGCGTCGCTCGGCTTTGACCTGGCCGAGGTGGACGCGCAGATCGCGGCCGGCAACATGGCGGCCGACGCCGCCGGCATCGTTTTGGACTCGGACCCGCGCCGGGTCACGCAACAAGGCAACCCGGCCAGTGTCTGAGGAAATTCCTCAGATGCTATGAAACCCATCTGGTGCTTTGCACCAGATACAACCCAAACCCCGCTCCATTTGGGCGGGGTTTTGCATTTCAAGGAGGCAGATGAACGAACTGAACATTCGCAGTGCGGCATTGGAGCCGTCCACCTTCAATGCCGAGAACCGGAGCATCTCCGTGGTGTTCGCCTCACGCGCGACTGTCCGCAGGATGGATCTCGAAGGCGCGTTCGAGGAACGGCTCGACCTGACGCAGGCAGCCGTGGACCTGTCGGAATTGATCGGAGGCCCGGTGCTCAACTCCCACAACCGATCCGACGTGAACGCCGTGTTGGGCGTGGTGGAATCGGCCCAGGTGGATGGAGAACGCGGCACCGCCACCATCCGGTTCAGCGAGCGGGCCGCCGCCGTCATGAGTGACGTGCGCCAGGGCATCCTGCGCAGCGTCTCCGTCGGCTACGTGATCAACCAAAGACGCGTGGATAAGGACGCTGCCACCGGCGTGCGCACCATCACCGCAACCCGCTGGACCCCCAAAGAGATCTCCTTCGTCGCCATCCCCGCGGACTCGGCAGCGAAGGTGAGAGGAGAAATGATGGAGCAGACCCACGAAAACGAAATCCGGGTGATTGCCCAGATCGCCGGCCTCCAGGCCGACGACATGGTCGCCCGCAACCTTTCCCCTGACGACGCCAGGCGCGAGGCCTTCGAGCATCTGAAGAAGCGCGCGGGCCCTCCGATCCGGTCGGCTCAGCCCGCCGCCACGGCAAACGGATACGACGATCCCATGATCCTGCGCGCCGCCATGGCCGACGCGATCTACATGAGGATCAACCCGGCCCACAGGCCCAGCGAAGCGGCGCGCCCGTTCATCGCCCGTAGCCTGGTGCGGCAGGCAGAAGAATTCCTGCGGCTGCGCGGCATCGAGACCATCGGGCTGTCGGACGCCGCCATCGTGGACCGCGCACTCCACAGCACCAGCGATTTCCCGCTGTTGTTGGGCGACGTGGCGAACAAGGTACTTCAGGAGCAGATGGCCGCCGCGCCCGCCGCCATCAAACAGATCTGCCGCCAGACGACCATCAACGATTTCCGCAATCGGTACTCGGTCCAGGTGGGACAGGCGCCCACGCTCATGAAGGTGAACGAGAACGGCGAGTTCAAATCAGGCACCATCGCCGAGGGCCGCGAGTCCTACAAGCTCGACACCTATGGCCGCATCTTCGGCATCAACCGGCAGACCATCGTGAACGACAACCTGTCGGCGTTCTCCGATATCGGACGGCTGTTCGCCTCGGCGGCCGCGCAGTTCGAGGCGCAGTTCCTGGTGGACCTGACCACCGCCAACAACGGCATCGGTCCCGTCATGTCGGACAACAAGAAGCTGTTCGACGCGGCGCACGGCAATCTCGCGGCGAGCGGTGGCGCGATCTCGGACACCACGCTGGCCGCCGCGCGGCTGGCGTTGCGCTCCCAGAAAGGTCTCGACGGCAAAACGCCGCTCGACATCGCCGCGAAGTTCCTGGTGGTGCCGGCGGCGTTGGAAACGACCGCCGAGAAGTACCTCGCCAGCATCTACCCGGCGCAGGCCGCGAACGTGAATCCGTTCGCCGGCAAGCTGACCCTGATCGTCGATCCACGGCTGGATGCCAAGTCGGCCACCCGCTGGTACGTTGCCGCCGATCCCGTGTTGTTTCCCAACATCGAGTACGCCTATCTGGCGGGCAGCGAGGGCGTCCAGGTGGAGACCCGAGCGGGCTTCGAAGTGGATGGCCTCCAGGTCCGTGCGCGCCTCGACTTCGGCGCGGGCGCTCTGGACTACCGGGGCGTGTACGCGAATCCGGGAGCGTAGGCATGGCGCTCACGCTCACCGAGTTGCAGGGCATGCGCGACGCCCTGATTACCGCCATCGGCAGCGGTACGTTGCGCGTGGATTTCGAGAGCCGTTCCATGACGTACCGCAGCGTCGTGGAGATGCAGGCGGCCCTCACAACCATCAACAAGGAAATCGAACTAGCGGGCGGCGGCACCACGTCGCCCCGCCAGGTTGTTATCACCCCGAAAGGAATCTGAACATGAGGAACTTCGTACAGGAAGGAAACACCATCACGGTCACCGCACCGGCCACCGTGACCAGCGGGCAGTTGGTGGTGGTCGGCTCCATCAACGGCGTGGCTGCGTTCGACGCCGGCTCGGGCGCCGATGCAGAGGTCACGGTGGAGGGCGTCTTCGAGTTGCCCAAGGTGGCCACGGACGTGATCGCGCAGGGCGACAAACTCTACTGGGACTCCGGCCAAGCCAAGCTGACCAAGACTGCGGGCACGGGCAGCAAGCCCATGGTGGGCGTGGCCACGGCTGCCGCCGGCAACGGCGTCACCACCGTGAACTGCCTCCTGATGCCGACCGGACAGACCGGGCCCGCTTAGCCGAATGGAGGAGGCCATGCCCACCATCACCCAGGCCGAGCCGATCATGACGCTGGAGGAGGCTGCGGAATACCTGCGTATCTCCAAGGCCCACCTCTCCAACGTGATCAATGGCAAGGTGCCGGGCGTGCGTCCTCCTCGTGTCTTTCGTGCCGGGCGCCGCATCCTCATCCGGCGTGAATGGCTGGACCGCTGGATGGAACAGAGCCACCTGGAGGCGATTCGGTAATGGTAGTATCCGGGTCATGCCAAGAGTCAACGCCTTCGACGCAGGAAAGAGGCAAGAAAATGCGTCGAAAGCGTTTCCAGAAAGGCAGCCTGCAAGCCCGCAAACACGGGCGTCATCGCGTCTGGCTCGCCTCCTGGTGGGAAGACGGCAGCCGCCGGTCCAAGGTGCTCGGGCTGTGCTCGAAAATGACCAAGGGGGATGCGGAGTCCGCAATGGCGGCCATCCTCCAGCCGATCAACGAAGGCACGTCCCGTGGGCCGAGGCCGGTGTACACGTTCGAGCATTTCGTCGAAAACGTGTATCTGCCGCATGGTCGTCGCGGTTGGAAAGAATCGACTGCGGGGACATCGGAGCAGATCGTCCAGAAGCATCTCATCCCGGAGTTCGGGAAGGATCTGCTCCACACGATCCGGAGAGACCAGTTGCAGGATTTCCTCGACCGCAAGGCGAGGGACCTGTCCTTCAGCGTGGTCGCTCATCTGCGTTGGTTTTTGAACGGCATCTTCAAGCTCGCGTTGTCGGACGTGCTGATTCCCGGCAATCCGGCAGCCGAGTTGAGGATCCCGAAGAAGTGTCAGCCTGGCCGTGCGATGCGTCCGCTGACGGAAGAGGAGGTGAACAAGTACCTGGAGGCCTTCGACCTCCGGGAGAAACTGGCAGCAAGGCTCGCAATCTTCGAGGGCATGCGCCCGGGCGAGATCCTGGCTCTCCGATGGAAGTCGGTGGCCGGCGAAATCATCCGGGTGCAGGAGCGCGTCTACAAGAGGAAGTTCAACACGCCGAAGAATGGCAAGACGCGCGAGGGTGCCATGTCGGACGGCACGCTCGAGTTGTTGAACGAGTGGGCCGAGCTGGTGCAGGACCCGAGTCCGGACGGCTTCGTCTTCCCGTCCGAGAAGGTCAGCACTCCGATCTCTCTCGACAATCTCTGGCGGCGGTCCATGCGGCCGCGCCTGGAGGACATCGACATGGAGTGGGCCACCTTTCAGGTGCTGCGCAAGACCAACGCCAGTCTGTCGAAGAAGGCGGGCGTCGATCCGAAGGTCGCTTCGGACCAGAGGGGCCACGGACTCGGCGTCAGCCTGGAGGTCTACACGAGCTCCGACCTGGAACAGAAGCGAGCCGCGCTCCGGGCCCTCGAAGCCGCCGTGCTTCGAAAGCCAAAACCGCAACCGCAGCAGCCGTCAGAATTGGCGAAGTCGGCTTAATGGAGTAAACGGAGTAACGGGGAATTGGTGGGCTATCCCAAATTGGCTGTAAGTGCTAGAAAACATGGAGCGGGAGATGGGACTCGAACCCACGACGTCCAGCTTGGGAAGCTGATCGTCAGGAGTGGCTCCGGCACTCGGGACTGGTCACTATAGACAACACCTCTTCACGCCGACAGAGTTTGCGTCGAAGTTGCCATCTCGAGCGGAGCGGCAACACTGAAGTTGATCCCGGCCGGCGCTTGGCGCCCGCCTGAGCCACCCTCGATCCGCGCACGCCCTCACCCTCTCGCCCAGGCTCTCCCAGAGGTTTCGCTGCACGCCGGAACTCGGCGCTCCCGCGGACCACCGGGGCGGTTTCCTGATACGTCTGTCCCCGCCGATCGTCTCTCGATCCTTTTCACGGTTGTCGTCGGTGACGCCGTCCTTCTTCCCTCCCTGCTTTACTCCCTCTCCAGTTCGTCCGCCCCCGGTCTCGGAGTCTGGAATCGCGTCGTGGCGAACGATCCAAACCTCGCCTCGATGCCCACAGGCCCCCGCCATTCCCCGCGCTCCGAAGTCCCGCTCGCCGGCCTTCCCTGCGGCGCGCACAGCGCCCGGCCCGCCGGGCGATGGTCTCGCCTCCGGCGGCGCCTTCCATCCGCCCCCGCCCCGCCGCTTCTCCCCCGGTCCGCGGACCGTTCACAACCCGCCCGGCTTTTTTGTATCCCCTTTCGGCA